ATTCAGTGTCATTCAAGAGTTATCTTTCTGGATTGGCTGCAAATGGGGCAATATCAAATCTATATATAGAAATCTTTACACACGATTTATAACGCAAACCATAAATAAATCCTCTCACGAGGATTTTTTTTATTATATTTGTCACAAATTAAATTAAATAAAATGGAAGAAACTAGAATGTTAACTACGGATGAGCTAGAAAGATTCAACTCAGCAAGAACACGTTATGTTGAACTTAGATCACGTCTAGCAGACATCGCCATCACAGAAGAAAGACTTAAGAACGACAAGCAGTCTACACTTATGAATGTAGATATGGCTCAGAATGAGTTTGCTGTTATTCAGAAAGAGATCTATGAGAAGTATGGAGAAGGCGTTGTAAACGGCCAAACAGGAGAAATCTCATGATAATTAGAAAGATATCAATAGGTACTGACCCACTAAACGCTATGCATTTCCAGGTAGGAAAGCCAGTAATGGGTGGTGAGTACGTTGTGTTTGATATCAAGAGAACAGACGAAGGTTTATATGATATATGGGTTGAGAAGGATGGAGAAGCTGTAAAGTGGAAGTCTGTCGGATCAACAGTACCAGTTTCAATAGAGTATAACATTAACTTTTAATGAAGTCACCTCACTACTTTGTAATACGTCCATTTAATGGGCAGAGATACGACTCTATACGAAAGTATGGAGATATTGATTTTGTGATATCATCATCACAGGAGGATCATACCGTAACAAACAGGGTAGGAGTAGTAGATAGTGTTCCAATAGGGTATGACGGAGATATATCTGTTGGAGACTTTGTTATCGTTCATCATAACGTATTTAGAATATACTACGATATGAAGGGCAACGAGAGGTCAAGCTGGAACCACTATGATGAGGATATCTTTATTGTTGAGTTAGATCAAATATTCCTATATGGTAAGAACGAGTGGAATGCTCCGTATCCTTTCTGCTTTATAGAACCTATAGAGAATGACAACTCTGACTATATGCTAAGTACAGACGTGGAGAAGTACCTTCATGGATACGTTAGATATATACCAGAAAACAAACACATTAAAACTGGAGACTTAGTATCATTCAAGCCAGAGTCTGAATACGAATTTAGGATAGACGGTAAGAAGTTATACAGAATGAAATTAAGTAGTTTATGTCTGAAGATTTAAGAGGTAAAAAAGATAGGTTATTGAGGGCAGCTGAAAAGGCTGTTGATGAGCTTATAAATGTACTTAATGACCCAATTATAAACAATAGCGAGGATGATATATCTGCTGATAAAATGAAGAACGCAGCAGCTGCTAAAAGACTAGCATTTGAGGATGCATTATTCATGTTAGACAGAATAGATTCTGAGAGATCAAAGTTCCAAGAAGGAGCAATAAAGATAATAGATACTGGAAATGGTGGATTTGCAGAGGGAAGAGCAAAATCAAGCGGAAAGAAATAGCAACTATGATCTTCATAGAGTTGTTAGCGATCACGTTAACAAAAATGCTATACACGTAAGAAATAAAGCAAAGTCCTGGAAGTATGGATACGATGAACAGTATGACATTGTTGTTATATCGAAGGATGGTACTATAGGAGATATATACGAGATAAACGGGCTATATATAGCACTTCCAAGTACACCAAAAGAAGTTGATAATCTTGGTAATAAATGGTGTCCTACTGAAGCACCTAAAGAGCTACAAAAAATAAAGACATTCTTCGAGTGGACAAAGAGAGATAATATATTTAAATCTCAGTGGGTAGACTATATAGAGGAGGAGTTCAATAGAAGAGAAAACGGATACTGGTTTATAAATAACGGTAGTCCTACATACATAACTGGAACTCATTATATGTATCTACAGTGGTCTAAGATAGATATTGGTCTGCCAGACTTCAGAGAGTCAAACAGACTGTTCTATATATTCTGGGAGGCATGTAAGGCAGATAATAGGTCTTATGGGATGTGTTATCTAAAGAACAGACGTAGTGGGTTTTCGTTTATGAGTTCTGGAGAGATATGTAACCTAGGAACAATATCTAAGGACTCTAGACTTGGTATACTGTCCAAGACTGGTGGTGACGCTAAGACTATGTTTACAGATAAGGTTGTTCCAATAGTAAAGAACTACCCATTCTTTTTTAAGCCTATACAGGATGGTATGGACAATCCAAAGACTGAGTTATCGTTTAGGGTTCCTGCATCAAAGATTACTAAGAGGAGTATGAACGATGAGAACCAGGAGGTTATGGAGGGTCTAGATACAACCATAGACTGGAAGAACACTGCTGATAACTCATACGATGGTGAGAAGCTTCTGATGCTTATACACGACGAAAGTGGTAAGTGGATGAAGCCAGACAATATTCTAAATAACTGGAGGGTAACCAAGACCTGTCTACGTCTTGGTAGCAAGGTAATTGGTAAGTGTATGATGGGATCAACATCTAACGCACTATCAAAGGGTGGAGACAACTTCAAGAGGTTGTACATGGACTCTGATCCTAGAAGGAGATCTGCAAACGGACAAACAAAGTCTGGACTATACTCACTATTCATACCTATGGAGTGGAACTTTGAGGGGTTTATAGACGAGTACGGGTTTCCTGTATTCGAGGATCCAGAGAAACCAGTTATAGGTATAGATGGAGAACTAATTAAAACTGGAGTAATTACATATTGGAATAATGAAGTTAATGCGCTTAAAAACGATCCTGACGCACTCAATGAATTTTATAGACAGTATCCGAGAACTGAATCTCATGCTTTTCGTGATGAGTCAAGACAGTCACTTTATAACCTTTCTAAGATATATCAGCAGATTGATTACAATGACTCTTTAGTAAAGGACAGGGTACTAACAAGAGGAAACTTTCACTGGAGAAATGGGGAGTTAGATACAGAGGTCATATGGTCTCCAGACCCATCTGGTAGATTCTTAGTTTCATGGCTACCAGGAAACGGTATACGTAATAACGTTATTAGGGATAGGACAGGTAGATTTAGACCTGGTAACGATCATCTTGGAGCATTTGGATGTGACCCTTACGACATATCTGGACCAGTAGGTGGTGGTGGATCTAATGGGTCTCTGCATGGTAAAACTAAGTTTCATATGGAACAGGGTGCTCCCACTAACCAATTCTTTCTAGAGTACGTAACTAGAACACAGACAGCTGAAATATTCTTTGAGGATGTACTCATGGCAATAGTGTTTTACGGCATGCCAATACTTATAGAGAACAACAAGACAAGGCTTCTTTATCACCTAAAGAATAGAGGGTACAGGGCGTTCTCTATGAACAGGCCAGATAAGCACGTTTCTAAGCTATCTAAGACAGAGTTGGAGCTTGGTGGTATACCTAACTCATCTGAGGACGTTAAACAGGCTCACGCATCAGCTATAGGCACTTATATTGAAGAGTATGTTGGATACGATCAAGAGGGAACGTATAGAGATCCAGAGGAGATGGGTAACATGTACTTCACTAAAACGTTAGAGGATTGGGCTAGGTTTGATATAAACAATAGAACAAAACATGATGCCTCTATTAGTTCTGGACTAGCAATTATGGCTACAAGAAATAATATGATAGCGAGACAAGAGGAGAAATCAAAAATAAGTATTAAATTTGCAAAATACGATAATAGTACTGGCAATAAAAGTCAATTAAAAAGATAATGGATAGCAAACCATCTGTAATTATAAGTAGCACGCCTTTTCCAAATCAAATGGCTACTGATTCAGAAAAGAATACAAAGGAGTATGGTCTGAAGGTAGGGAAAGCAATTGAAGGGGAGTGGTTTAAGCGAGTTAACTCTGGTAGCTGTAGGTATTATGATCAATACTTAGAGTTTCATAAGTTACGACTATACGCTCGTGGTGAACAGCCTACGCAAATGTATAAGGATTTATTAGCTGTAAATGGCGACCTATCATATCTAAACTTAGATTGGAAGCCAGTACAGATTATACCTAAGTTTGTTGATATCGTTGTTAACGGTATGAACGATAGGTTATATGCTATTAAGGCATCAGCACAGGATATAAATTCAGCAGAAAGAAAGAATTCATTCCAACAGATGGTTGAGGCTGACATGTTGGCAAAGGATCTTCTTGTTCAAACAAAAGAACAGTTTGGTGTAGATGCGTTTAATGTTCCTCAAGAAGAGATTCCAGAAACTGACGAAGAGTTAGCGTTGTATATGCAACTAAAATATAAGCCTTCAATTGAAATAGCTGAAGAGGTTGCAATAAACACATTATTAGAAATGAACGATTATAGGGATGTTGTAAAACCTATGATCGATAAAGATATTACTGAGATTGGTATTGGTGCTGCAAAGCATGAGTTCTTACCAGGAGCAGGGTTACAAGTTAGTTATGTTGATCCAGCATCACTTATATATAGCTATACCGAAAAGCCAGACTTTTCTGATATCTACTACGTAGGAGAAGTTAAGCAGGTACACTATACCGAGCTAAAAAAGATTAATCCTAACTTGACAAATGAAGAGTTAGTTGATATAAAGAACTCTGGTTCTGCTTGGTATAACTATTTCCCAGTTATTAGACAGTTCCAAGACGATATCTTCAATGAAGAGGTTGTTACTTTATTGTACTTCAACTATAAATCTGACAAGAGATTTGTATATAAGAAGAAGTTTTTAGATAACGGAGGAGAGAGGGTAATTAGAAGGGATGAAGGATTCAATCCAGAAGGAGAAAATGAGAAGTTTGAGAAGATTGATGTTGTAAAAGACGTTTGGTATGAGGGTGTTCTAGTAATGGG